GGGGGCTGTGGTGGGCGGGGGGGGGGGCGCGGCCGGCCCGCCGCCCCCCGCCCCTCCCCCGCCTATACGCCTCAAGGAGGACCCATGGAACCCCAAGCACCTCAGGTCGACGCCGTCGCGATCATCGACGCTCTGGCCGCCGAGATCGCCGCGCTGACCCGCCGCGCTGTCATCGCTGAGCAGCGCGTCCGTGACCTGGAGCAGCAGCTTCAGGGCTCAACCATCGCGAAGGAGAGCAAGTGACAGTACAGTCCGTGGCCGCGACCATCGCGCGCCGCATCTGCGAGCAGGAGAACGTCGGGTACAGCCAGCCCGAGCGGCGGTCCTGGTACGCCAACGCCGACTGGGCGGGCCGCGTGTCCAGCCCGCAGAACGCAGACTGCTCCAGCCTCGTGTGCGGAGCGATCTGCTACGGACTCCACGACACCTACGGGGTGCCGTGGGGCCATCAGGCTCTCCTGGAGATCAACGACCACTGGACCGGTAACATGCGCGGAGGCATGGAGCTGCGCGGCTTCAGCGAGGTCCCGTGGAACGATGCCGACCTCACTCCGGCCGGGGGATTCCGCGTCGGTGACGTGATCCTCTCTGCAGCGAACGAGGGCGGCGTGGGGCACGTCTGCATCGCAGTCGAGGACGGCGGGGACCCTCTCGTCTCGGAGGCGTGGATCGCGGAGGACGGGTCTATCGACGGCTACGCCGGCGACACCACGGGCCAGGAGACCCGCACCGTCCGCTACTCCACCCACCCCCACACCCGTAACGGGGCGTGGACTTCCTGCCACCGGTTCAGCGACCAGAAATTCCTGTCCCAGTGGCCGTCGTTCGCCCCGAAGGCTGGGGGTCAGATCAAGCCGGCCGCCACCTCAGCGGCACGCCCGGCGCCCGCGCCGTCGGCGCCCCAGCACGCTCACGGCATCGACATCTCCAGCCACCAGGCCGGTCTGAACGTCGGAGCGATCTGGGCCGACTTCGTGATCGTCAAGGCCACCGAGGACGACGACTACGTGAACCCGTACATGGTCGCCCAGGCCAACGCGACCATCGGGGCGTCCAAGCGTCTGGGCTTCTACCACTTCGCCCGTCCGGGCGACGCGGCGGCCCAGGCCCGCTACTTCGTGTCCGCCGTCGGTGCCCTCCGCTCCAAGGCCACTCTCTGGCTCGACTGGGAGGCGAACGCCGTCGCCCAGGGGCCGGGCTGGGCGAAGCAGTTCCTCGACACCGTCCGGTCCCTGACCGGCGCCACCCCCGGCATCTACATGAACGGCTCCGCCGTCAACGGCTACGACTGGTCGGCCGTGGCCCGCGAGTACCCGCTCTGGTACGCCGGCGGCCCGAACTACTCGGACTACGGGTCCTCCTACACGGACCCCGCGGTGCCGAACGTCTCCTACTGGGGGCAGCCGCTCATCCACCAGTACACGGAGGACGGCCGCCTGCCCGGCTACTCAGGCACCCTCGACCTGAACCGGTGCCGCGACCGGGCCGCCCTGGACCGGATGATCGGAGGCGGGGCTCCTGCCGCTGCCTCGGCCCCGGCTTCCTCCGGTGAGGCCCAGCTCGTCGTGGACGGCGACTACGGGGCCGCCACCGTCGGTCGCCTGAAGGCCGTCATGGGCGCCGTCGGGTACGCGGAGGTCTACGCCGTCGCGAACCTGCGCCGCTTCCTGAACAAGGCCGTCCCGCCGGCGACGACCCGCCAGCTGACCGGCATGGACCGCCTGCCGGAGGACCGAGGCTGGGACGCTCCTATGGTGAAGGTCTTCCAGTACCTCGTGCTCGCCTGGAACAAGCCTGGCGTGCCTGCAGGCTGGTCCTTCGGGGACTGGGTCGACGGCGACTTCGGCGAGGCCACGGTCAAGGCGCTCCAGATGGCGCTGAACGCGTCCAAGACCAACAGCTTCCGGCTGTGGTGAGGTCGTGACATCGTCGTAACCTATAAGTACCTCACGGACTCATAGGGATACACTAAGGGCGGGGACTCAGACGGGTCCCCGCCCTTACCTATGGAAGGAGCACATGTGAAGTACGCATCCGCGACGTTCTGGGAGGGTCTCGCCGAGCGGGGCATCTCCACCTTCGCGCAGTCCCTCGTCGGCGCCTTCGCCGTCGGGTCCTCTCTCTTCGACCTGGACTGGCGTGGCGCTCTCGGCATCGCCGGTGCCGCGGCCCTGGCCTCGGTCCTGAAGTCGTTCTCCCTGCCCGAGGAGACCGACAGGGCCGTCCCGACCGCCGAGACTGCTGCGCCTGACCTCTACACCCCTCGCCACGTCTCCGGACTGGCCGGCTGAGGTAGCCTCATGATCCCAGTGGAGCAGTCCTCGTCGCCGATCCTCACCGTGCTCGCCTCACCGGAGGTCATCACGGCGGGGACTGCTTTGCTGGCGGCCCTCATCACCTGGCTCAGGATGACGATCAAGAGGCAGCAGTCACGGTTGGAGGAGAGGATGGCGAGGATGAACGCCCACGTTGTGAGGGCTGCCGATGCGGCGGAGTCGGCCTCCGAGGGCGTCCACAACAACCACGACTCGAACCTTCGAGACGACCTGGACTCCAAGTTCAGTCAGGTCCTCGGCCGCCTGACCCAGCTGGTCGTCTCCGTGGACGACCTTCGAGAGTCTGACCGGCAGTTCGAGGCCCGCATGTCCCGCATGGAGACGCAGATCGAGGGCGTCCGCAATGACGCGCGGACTGATAGGTCCCACCTGTACACAGAGGTCCAGTCATTGCACGATCGGATTGATAGGGTTAAGGGTGATGCCAATCCGTTACGTCAGGAGCCCCAATGACCTCCGCCACCGCCACGATCGCCGGCCGCGTCGTAGGGCCTGATGGCCTGGGACGTATGGGCCGGATCACCTTCACCCCGGCCAGCCTCGGGGCTCCGCCGCCCGCCCGCGACATCGTCGCCGGTAGGGCGTCCTTCCGCATCGACCCTGACGGGTATCTGGTAGGTCAGACAGGTCGGACGGCGTCCGTCGCCTCTGGAAACTATGAGATAGATCTCAATATCCCTGGGGACCTGGGCGCCCACATCCGTACGATCCGGACCCTGGCCGACGGCGAGACACTGAACATCGCCGACCTTCTAACGGCCGCTCCCGTACCTAACTTGCCCCAACCGCCTCAGCCTCCCAGCCCCGGACCTGCCCAGCCTCCGGCCCCATCGCCGGCCCCGTCTCCCGCTCCGCCAGAGCGAGGTGTCCGCATCGCCGGGCAGCCGGGTATCCTTGAGGCTATCAATCGGTCTGAAATCATAGACCTTGGCAATGGAGTTCTCACCTGGAGGTAGAGGCAGTGGCCGATCTCACTTGGTACAGCAAAGAGGGCGCAGACCAGCGCTTCCTGACGCGTAATGAGGCCTCCGGCCTGGCCTCTAAGGAGGAGAGCGCTCAGGGTGACGCAGCCCTCGGCTCTCGGATCGACGCAGTCAAGGCGACGGCGGAGGCTGCGCTGCCGGCCGCCACGGCAGAGGCCACCTACGCGACGAAGGAGGCCCTCGCCCAGGCCCAGCTCGGAGGCGGTGCGCAGGCCCCTGACCTGTCGGCCTACGTCACCCACTCGGCCATGGAGGCGGCCGACTCGGGTCTCTCCTCGCGCATAGACGCTGTCAAGGAGACCGCTGACGCTGCCCTCCCAGCCGCTACGGCGTCGACCACCTACGCCACCAAGGCCGAGGTCGAGGAGGTCCGCTCCCTGGCCCAGACACCGCCTCAGGCTCCTCCCGCCCCTGCCGTTGACCTCTCCCCCTACGCCAAGACGGCGGACGTCACTTCCGCAGACGAGGCGCTCGGCAAGCGCATCGACCAGGTCTCCGCCGTCGCCTCCGCCGCGGCCCCCGCGTCCTCCCTGGCCGACTACGCCACCTCGGCCGCCGTGGCCGGCACCTACGCCACGAAGGAGGCGCTGGCCGAGTACCTCAAGGCCACGGACGCCTCGGACACCTACGCCACCAAGGCCCAGCTCGCTCAGGCCCAGATCGGCGGCGCCCAGAACGCTCCGGACCTGTCGGGCCTGGCCACGAAGGCCGAGATGCGGCAGGCCGGCGAAGCACTCGGTGCCCGCATCGACGGCGTCAAGGCAACTGCGGAGGCCGCTCTCACCCCCGCCGTCGCCTCCTCCACCTACGCGACCAAGGAGGACGTATCTACAGCGGACACCTCCCTCGGTCAGCGTATCGACACCGTGTCGGCCAAGGCCGACGCCGCCCTGCCGGCGTCCGAGGCGGCCTCCACCTACGCCACTCAGACCTCCCTGGCAGAGGTCCGCACCACGGCCGAGGCCGCTCTGCCTAAGGCAGAGGCGGACGGCAAGTACGCCGCCAAGGAGGACCTCTCCAAGTACGCGACCACGGACTCCCTGAGCGCGCTCACCGCGACCTACGCCACGTCGGAGTCGCTGGCAGAGGCCACGAAGCCGCTGGCCGCGCTGTCCGGCCTCCCGGACAAGGTCTCCTCCCTGGAGACCGCCGTCCAGGGCAAGGCAGACTCCTCCGCCCTGTCCGCCTACCTGACCTCCGAGGCGGCCTCCTCGACCTACGCCTCCAAGGAGTCGGTCGCCGACCTGCTTCCCAAGACTGACGCCGCCACGACGTACGCCACCAAGGAGGAGGTGACCGCGGTTCGGGCCGCGATCCCGACCGTCCCGGCCGCCCCGGACCTGTCCCCCTACGTCAAGAAGGCAGACGCTGATGCCGCCTACGCGGCCAAGGCCGACCTCTCGAGCTACCTCACCAGCGAGACCGCTGCCACGACTTACGCCTCCAAGGCCGACCTCGCCAAGGCTCAGGCCGGCGGCCAGGTCGACCTGTCTGGATACGTCACAACTGCCGACGCGGTCGCGAAGTTCGCCGACAAGGAGGCCCTTCAGGCCGTCTCCTCCAAGGCCTCCGCCGCAGAGGCCAAGGCCGATACCGCCGTTCAGCCGGACGCTCTGGCCGCCTACGCGACCGCCGAGGCCCTGGCCAAGGTGAAGCAGGCCGCGGAGGCGGCCGCGGAGGCCGTTGCGCCGCCGTTCCGCTCGGGTGAGCGCTACTCGTCCCCGGTCACCTACTACTGGCCCGACTACTACGACGAGGCCAAGGGCACCTCGAAGTGGGCTAAGGCGCTCAAGGCGGCCGGCACGCTCGGCATCGTCATCCTGAACAAGGACTCCGGCAACTGGGATGAGAAGAACGAGGACTTCGGCAAGCAGGCCGCTCGAGCCCTCGCCGCCGGCGCCCGTCGCGCCGTGTTCTACGTGAAGACCCAGTACGGTGTTGCCTCTCTGCCGTCGAACGACCCGGCCCGCAACGGCGTACCGAACCCCGACAAGTACACCAAGGAGTACATCCTCGGGCAGATCGCGAAGTTCACCGAGCAGTACGGCGACGTCGCTCAGGGCGTCTTCCTGGACGAGACGATCAACGGCTGGGGTGCTCAGTCTGGGCGCGTCCAGTGGTACAAGGACCTGATCGCCGCGATCCGCGAGCAGTACGGCCAGAGCTTCTACATCGTGGTCAACGCGGGCTCGAACATGTCGCCCGAGATGTGCGCCCTGGACTTCGACACCGCGATGATGTTCGAGCAGGACGCCGGCAAGTTCCTCAACGAGGACCAGAACGCTCCAGTCCTGCCGGACCACATGCGCTCCTACCCCTCGGAGAAGTGGTGGGCAGTCATCCACGGCGTGACGAAGGACAACTACCGTCAGGTCTTCGAGAAGCTGGACACGCTCCCCATCGGCCACGCCTACATCACCGACGGCGTCCTGGTTGAGGACCCGAACCGCGGCGGCCAGTGGGAGCCGGTCGGTAACCCCTACGCGAACCCGCCGTCGGAGCAGCTGATCCGGCTCACGTCCTCCTGGATCCGGGGCACCCTCGGGCTGCACCTGGAGGTGGAGGATCTGAAGGCTCAGCTCGAGGCCCTGAAGAAGGGCGGCGCTCAGGCCGGAGCACAGCCGGGCGCCGGCCAGGCCGGTAAGCTCCTGGTCCTCGGCCCCAACGACCCGCTCCCGCAGGGCGTCACCGACGACACGGTCATCGTGCGCCGGGAGGCGTGAGCCATGCCTCTCATTGAGCCCTACAAGGACTACGGGCAGACGCCGGTGGAGGCTTTCGGCCTCCACTGGCTCACCCGCACCGACGCCTGGCACCCCGGAGGCCCTGCGGCGAACCAGCTGTGGAACCCGCGGGCCCTGCGCAAGCGAGAGGACGGGTCCCTGGAGATCAGCATCTCCGCCGTCGGAGGCGCTCCCCAGTCCGCGGAGATCGTGTCCGCCGAGTCGATGGGGTACGGCACCTACGAGGCGTCGTACGAGCTCCTGGCGCCGGCCCGCATGCGTGACCTGCACAAGAACATCGTGTGGGGAATCTTCCCCTTCGACTGGGAGGACACGTACCCCGGCTACCAGGAGATCGACATCGTCGAGGACTCCTACTGGTCGGGCTATACAGACATGGTCGGCAAGTACACGCTCTACCCGCAGGACGAGAACAGCGGCAAGCACCTAAACGACCGCGTGTGGACGCCGTCCGGCAAGGGGGCCACAGTCCGCATGACCTGGACGCCTGGAAAGGTGTTCTGGGAGACGTGGGAGTCACACCTTACGGAGGATCTGGCACGCACGACTCCGGTCGCTCAGGGCGGCTACTACTCGGGATCCCTCACGGAGGGGATCCCGGTCCCCAGGTCTCAGCGCATGCACATCAACCTGTGGGCGTTCCGCGGCAAGGGTGGGTGGGAGTCGATCCCTGCGACCACCATGCACCTGAAGTCGTTCTCCTACACCCCGTGGGCCGGATCCTTCGGGGTCCGGGTCGGCCGGGCCGGCGCCGGCCGTCTCAGCGTCGTCCGGGGCGGGCGCGAGGTAGCTGCCGTGGCCGGTACTCGCGTGGCCCCAATCAACCCCCGCGCCGCCATCGGCGCCCAGGACGGCGTCTTCGACGCGTGGGTTGACCGTCCCGACGGGGCG